CGGCCTCTTCGATCACGTTGCCGACTATTTGCCTCTGGCTCATGCGTTCCCTTCTGCTCAGTATCACGTGCTCGCCGGCCCAGGGCCATTGGAAGTCGGATCTGGCAACGAGGCTGAATTCCCCCGCCAGGAATGGCGCCAGGATGTCGTCGGTCCTCTCCCAGAACAGGCTCTCATAGACCATCGGTTTCACACCCTCGGCGCTGCCCCTCACGAGATCCATGATCAGCAGGCCGTTGGGTTTCAGCACCCGGCATATCTCGTCGATGAAGATGCCGAGGTTGAAGACGTGGTCCAGCGCATTGGTGAATATCACGTCCACGCTGTCAGTGGCGAAATGGAGCTGGTGAAAGTCGCCATGCAGCACATGTCTGTTTCCTTCGCCTGGGTTCAGATCCAACCCGACGGCGAAGCAGCCGCGATCGATGAAGGCCCTGACCTCCGCCCCCAATCTCGCTCCAAGACATAAGACGCTCGTGCCTGGCCGTACAGCTCCGAATCTCTGGAGCCTTTCAGCCAATTCGAGCTGATACCTTGTCTCGTAACTTGGTAGGAGGTCCATTTCGGCCTCTAGCCCGCATATCTGATGATCCAGGTACGCCTCATAGTCTTGCGGGCCCAGCCTTACCACGCCCTCGATCACAGCCAGATCTCCTCCCTCGGGGGCAGGTGGAACGATGGAAACGTGTAGTCGAAGTCTTCGCAGCCGTACAATCCCCCCGGTATCAGGCTATACTCCATGCCCAGCCTCCAGCACACGTAGTTGAAGCTGACTTGATCCCTCACGCTTCCAATCTTGACCTCCCACCACCACCATTCATTGAATAGCAGCACGGGTTCGGTGTGCCTTCGCAGGATCACCGTCCCTGCTACTAGCCCTGCGTGTTCGGGATAGCCTGCGACTTTGTAGCGGGCTATTTGCGCCCTGATCTCGTCCGGGTCGCCCTTAGCGTCTTCGATGCAGGCCTCAGCGCCTTCGTATAGGCAATCGGTATGTGGATGGATGCACAGGGCCATGTCGTGCCCGTCGAGCCAACTCAGCGGATCGGTGGTGCTCAGCCGCATGTTGGCGTCGTGATACAAGGTGTACTCTGCATCTGGAAAGATCCGATGCGATAGAATCTTGAGCCTTCTGGATTCCCTGGCTGCGTCCTCGCACTCACGCTCCACGACCCTGATTTGCCAGGGCTCCACTTCGGGTATCGGCATGTCGCACAGGCACACGTAGTCAGCATTGGGGTCGATTACGTGTGGCGACAGCAACGGCTCGTACTGCCCCGTTATGACGGTGTAGACAACAATTCGGGACACCGAAGATCATCCCCCTTATATGCCAAGGCCCTGATGTCCTTGTCGCCGACGTGCTTGATCTGGAAATACTGGAATCCCGCCCGGTGCAGCAGGAACGCCATGCCGTCGGGCATGATCCGCCAGCAGTCCAGTGGGTTGCGATGGATCTCCCACGACATCACCGTACAGATGGCCAGCCAGCCGCCATCCTTCAACACGCGGTGCAATTCGGGCACCCACAGCCACAATGCCTGCACGTGCTCCATCGTGGAGCCAGTGATCACCACGTCGAATGTTTCATCGTCGAACGGGTATTCGTATGGGTGCGTGGCGATGACATCCACGCCCGGCCCTGGCGCCAGGTCGAGGCCAAGGTATTCCCAGCCGAGGGATTCAACCAGCGGCTTGAAACTGCCCATCCCCGCATGGCTGCCCACGTCCAGAACGAGGGCCTTTTCCAGGCCCAATCCCGTGAGCATGTCGGTCATCATCCGCAACGCTTCTTCGTGCATGATGCCCTTTACGGCGGTAAAAGCATACTGGTTCCAAAGCCGGTCAATCCGCACCGTTCGCATCTTGCGACCCGTATGCCCAACAGGGAAGCTGGCGCGGACCAGCGATGCTTATGTGCCTTGCCACACAGCAACCATATTAGGAGCCTGCACCATAAGATTTGCATTGTCCCCTTTCTGGGGGGCGGGTTCGATCCGCTGACTCCACCCGCCCCCACTATTCACTTGTCTTCGGTCGGTTTTGCGGCTTTGTCCTGTGGCGGTCTCCCGCGCTTGCGCTTGGTGGGTTTTGGCTCATCAAGTTCCAGGATCTCCTCGGCGTGACCCTTGGCTATCGCGCCGAGTGCCCTGGCCTCTGGCAGGTTCACGACCGCGCCTTCCAGGTAGTGCTCCCTGGTAACGGCGTCCCGGCAATGTGTCAGGAACTTGACTTTCATCATGCAACTACCTCGTCAGCATACGTCTGTGGACACGGCTCGTAGTGAGCCAAGCTGCGCTCAGCTTCCATAGCCAAGAGCCAGGTTCCCCCTGCGACATTAAAGGACACTTGCAGGTAGCGGAACCCGGCGTCCACGTCCATCTCCTCGACATCGACTTCGAGGAGCCACTTCCTATTCATGTTGTAGTAGTACCAACCTCCATAGGAGTAGTCGCCTCCAGCCGCGTCGGAGATGATCTTCGCACCCGACAAGCCAGCCAGCGCTTTCGCCCCGGTGGCAATGGTGTTGCCCACTCCCTGTGCAGCAGTGGCCTGGAACACTTCGAGTGCCAGAGTGACGTCCCTGTCTCCCCCCGCCCCGCCCAGTACACAGATCAAGCACTTCTCGTACCCCTGCATGTCAACTGTGGGGGTGTAGTACGGCCCACCAGCAGCGACAACCTGGGGTGGAAGTAGGCAAGGTCCGGCATAGGCCAGCGGAGTGAGCGGCCCGGTCTCAATGGTGTCAAAGTCCCCAGTGTACCGTGATCGTTCGGTCAGTTTTCTCTCAGTTCCCATGTTTCACCTCCGTGAATGGTTTGTTTCCAGCTTATTGCGCCGGCACGTCCAAGCTGACGAATGGTGAGATCTGTGCCGTCCCATCAGGCCGTAGCTCGATCGGCTCGCTCAGCCACGGTTGGCCGTCCACCATCTCGGAAATGCGATATGTCGTCTGGTTCTTCCTGAATCGCTCGTGGATGCTGGATTCAACCATGGGTCCCTCCTCATCGCCGATCAGGTAGTACCCGAAGTCACAGAGGTTGATGTCTCCCTTGGTTCCCAAGTTCGGCACCTTCTCCGTGAAGATGATCGGGTAGCCCAGCAGGTTCTGCGGCATTCCGTCCCGCATGTTGGGCATCCACATATAGTTGTTGTTCCCATCTTTCAGCCCGATGATCTGCTGTGTCGTGCAGACGTGCGCTACCCACACACCACGGGGGTTGTGCTCAAACTGATGGTACATCGCCATGATGTCCGCCCATGCGATCTGGTTCGCGACCGCCCGGTTCGGCTGGAGGGTGCAAGGTGCGCTGATGATCCCTTGGGGCTGTCCTACGCCGTTGCCGTTCAGAAACCACCAGTCCTCCGCATCGGCCATCGCCCGGCCAAACAAGTCGCGGAGCAGCACGTCCAGCGAAATCGCGCTCATTCGGATCAAGCGATTCGACACAGGTAGCCACCCCGCCAGTTCGTGTGTATTCAGGTCGATCAGCTTGAAGAAAAGCTCTTGTTCTGGCTTGTCCTCTGCCTCTTCGATCCACTCGAACAGGATGCCTGCGAAATACGCCGACTTCGCATCGGCTGGCGTGATGGTCTGGTCCAACGACGGTACCTGCAACTGCCTCGTACCCATGGGGAGTACCCTGGCGCGCGGCCGCACGATTGCGGCTTCCCCTGGCTTTGCGAACAGTTCCGGGCGGTACTCGACAGGAACGAGAAATCCGCCCGATGCGCCTGTCCCCTCTGCCAGCGCCTTTTGCTCGTACAGCTTTTGCTCGAAGTCTTCAGGGAGCAAACCTTGATCCACTAGCATGTGAGCATGCTTCGGCACGCCGCTGGCAGTCACCGCCAGGAGCCATTGTAAGGAGCTATCCCAGCCCGATTTCTCCTTCTGCTCCGAGGGGTCGTCGGCGGCCTGGCCGCCTGCGGTCAGGGAGCCCATGCCCTCGACGAGGTGCGCGTTCTGTTGCAGCGCCTCCCAGGCTCCCTTCGAGGTATCCAGCTTCTCCGCTGCCTCTGCGATGTACTTGTCGGCTTCGTCACGCTTCTCGATGCCGACGTCGCCCTTCATGATCTGGTCGTAGATCTCCAGACCTTTGAGATTCAGGGCCCTTGCTTCCTCTCTCAGTGCTCCGATGTCCATGTCGCCCACGTTTCACCTCCGTGAATGGTTATTGGTCGCCATTCCCGGCCTTTCCGAGAACCCTGGTCCCCGGATCGCCCGCAAGTGAGTGGACCCTAGTCCGGCTCGGCTTGCCCTTGGATTCTTGACCTATTCTGCCAAGGCCTCGATCGCTGTCCTCTGGATCTGAGCCCCTTGAATCAATGCGTTCAGGATTTGCTTCTTGTTCTCTTCGTCGGGCTGCCGGCTAGCAGCCTCTATGATGGCTTCCAACTCCTGGTCATGCCGCTCCATCGCCTGTTGAAGCCCGTCCCAAGGAAGTGCTTTGTCTTTCGCGTGTTCCTTGACCCACTCTTTCGCCTTGGCCACGGTCCAGTCCTTGTCCTTAGCGAAGAGATAGGTGATCACCTTCTTGCATTCCCCGCAGTAAAGCGCCTTGATCCCCTCTTTCTTGCTGATGTCGATGGTCCGGATCCGGTGGCCCTCATGCTTGCCCGCTTCACCAGGGACGGGCACCCGAATGTAGTCTTCGGTCTCCTCGACCTTGGCTTCCTTCACGTCCATCACTATCGCGGCTGGGTTCATCGCCAGCGGCACGGGCGAGACATCCATCAGCTTGATCTCTTTGAGGTGGCGTACCATTTCACCATCCGGCCCATCTTCTTTCATCTCCTCTTGAATGGTCTTATAGCCGATGGATAGTTCATCAAGAACGCGGTCTCGCATGAGTGTTAATACCTCATCGCCCCTACGCGTCTGACTAAGGTAGGCTTCCACATATAGGCCGCCAGTAGCGGATGGGTATTTTTCTCTGAGCGTCTTTGGCAACCCCTTCAAGCCTACCTCCCTTAGCTTAACCTGGCCGTCTTCGTCCACCAGTGGCCTACCGATGGGTTCTTGAAAGTCATGGATATAGAACACCTTGACGCGATTTGCCTCATACTGCAAAGTGTTCTTGAATGCGCCATAATCAATAATATCCCCCCCATCATCCAGGATCCCGGTAACCGCCGCGTACCCTTTGAACGTCCGAGCTTCTGGATCCAGCCCCTTCTCTTCCAGCTCAAATGGGAAGGACTTACGCTCCAGTTCCATGATTGCCTCCTATTCCACTATCGCCAAGACTGTGCAGCGGCACTTGACGTGCAGCGGCGGGTACTGCACGTTCTCGTAGCTCACTGTCATCGTCCCGCCCTGCGTTCCGGTGATGGCCTCTCCCACGGAGGCTACGGTACTCTTGATGGCGAAGCCTTGCGTCCCTGGGCCGTACTTCTGGTGCATGGCCTCGCAGAACTGGCACTGCCGGCCATCGATGCTCGCATACCACTGATTTCTACTGATCCCCGCCTGCTCCCAGGCTTCCACCGTACCGGCATTGGAGCTCCTGATCGTCTCTGTCCTGGCGATTGCGTCGGCGCGTTGCTTGTCGAATTCATCGAATAGACCATCGATCTCGCCCCGCAGTGTGGGCACCGACCAGCCCTCGTCCTGAGCCGTGGCCACCAGCCCTCTTACCGCGCGCTCGGTAGTGTCCTCGATCTTGTCGGCGAACTTGATGGTGTAGGCATGTAGGAACTCTTGCACCTCCGGCTGTTGGATGTCCCAGGCGATGCCCAGGGCGCCCAGGACGTGCTC